CGAGCAGGAGTATGCGGAGGACCAGCTCAATACGCTGATGAAGAAGTATAAGGAAAATGAGTCAGCGCGTGACACGTTTTACTCAGAGCAGCGCAAGAAGGGCGTCAAGGGCATGGCAGGGCAGCAGCTCCAGGGGAATGAGGGAACGGAGGCGCCTGAAGCCGCCGATGCCTCACCCTTCACGGCGGGCGTCGGCTCGTATGCGAGCATGTTCAGTGGTCCCGCAGACCTGGCCATGGAGCGTAAGAAGGAGGATAAGAAAGATTAGTCTGTTTACAGTTTTTTGAAAAAACATAGAACAGATATTTACGCGTAATATCCAGTCGCACCTGCGGAGTTCGTCATCTCACTCGTGACAATCGGAATACACTGGTCGCTTTGGCAGAATGTTCCCTCGGGGCACATTGTCTCGCGCTTACAATCATAATTGGAAAAGCCCTGTACGAGGCCGGGGAACATGCTGCGTAAAACAGGCATTAGCAGAAGTACCGCAAATAAGATTACAAGGGCGCAACCCGCGACTCCTAAACGCATCATCTTAGCCATTCTATTCAGTATGGAGAAAGCTGCCAGGATTTCCAAGATCGGAAGGCTCAACAGGTAAATTGGAAACAGCCGGTAACATGGGAGTATTGTAAGAAGTACAATATCCATTCATACAACGAGTGCCATGTACACATGATGGCATATCTACACCGCACATTTGGCCTTCACCCGCTTCAAATCCCTCTGTAGTACTTTCAACGGCATACCAGCCCATGAGCACGCAGGCAAAAAGAAGTATACATAAAATGGCTATTGTGTCGCTCTTCATCTACCGTGGAATCGGATTATTCTGAATCATTAGTTATTTTTGCGAACATTAATAGGAGGTCCCTTTAGCTTACGAGCCGCATTCGGGTCATACTGATTAATATCTTCTTCACCTTTGTCACGATAGTGTTGTTCACTGTGTTGCCAGAACTCGGGTGCTCCAATACGAAACTTCTCAGGATGCATTTCGGCCTTATACCAGAAAATACAGTCCTCAAGTTTATTACTCTGTGATGTGTTATCAATCACGAGGCACTCATAATTCTGCGTACACTGGTCCATGACTTGGCAGAAGAATTCAAAAGAGGGAAAGGCCGACCCGTAGTTATCATAGATGCGCTTGCGGTTGGAGGCGTAGGGCTCACGGAGAATAAAAACATAGTCTACGTTGGTTCGGAGAGCCGGCTGAATACCAAGGGGGTACTGCATAGTAATCAAAAAGAAGACCTTCAACCAACGACCGTTCATGAAGAGGTATTTAATATTCTTATCGTGCGTCCAGGAATCGTCGTACATACAGTCGTCGAGAATCATAAAGGAGCGGGGGTCAATCTTACTCTGTTTTCCAACGGCGAGGTCTTGCTGGATTTTGTGCATCACGAGTTTCTGGCGTTTACAGAAATTTGCCAGAATCACTGGGCTGAATTCTCCATGAATAAAGAGGGGTGGAATCATTTGTCCGTAGAAACTGTTTGACTCCTCCGTACCACTGATGACTGTTCCGAGTGGCATATTCTGGTGGTGGTAGAGAAGGTCACGAACAAGGGTACTCTTACCCGTACGACGACGGCCAATAAAAACGGCCACGGCGTCTTGAGGAATCTTCTTCATTTCAAACTTTCGGAGGGATACATTCATAGCGGAGGCGGCTGCCATTCTGTATAGGGACAGCAAACGAGATTTTTAGTTGCGACGCTTTTTAAGTTTGCGTGTGTGGACTTTTCTATATTTTCTACCACCTTGAAAAGTATTTTCGTGAGTCTTTTTATTTTTTTGCGATTTATTTATTCCTTTTTGGCGCAAATCATACATACCATATGCTGAACCTGCTAGTAAACCGGCCATTATTTTTCTGTGAGCACTTGCTGTTCCAGGTACATGATTAGATTGTGAATTATAATATTCATTAAAATTGTTAAAAGCACTCCCTAAATCTGAACCAACTTTTGAGATTTTTCTTCTAATATTTAAATTTTTACCTGTTAGACCTTTATGAGTATAATTTACAGCATTTAAAAATGTCTCATTTGATGGCGACATATAAGGATTTTCTTTTGTCCATGTGGCAGCCTGTGTTGCTGCCTGTGTAGAAAAAGCGGCAGGGGCTATTTTAAAAGCAGTTTGTGCCAGTGGCTGTGACTGTTTTAGTGCCCCCTGTGCCGCCTTTGTCATCAATTGTTTTCCAACCATCATTCCTGCTCTATTAAATGGACCTCCGCCTAACTTTCGTGTCTTTCTTACCATTTTTTTCTATTTAGGGTTTTGTTTTTTTCTTGGGGGTCAATCTTGTTGTGCTTTTCATCTCGAACTTGCGGAGGCGGCTGCCATTGCGTCTCTATATACTAGGGACGCAAACGCAATTGTAATGCCATACGATGTTTAATATTTACGAGTACGGTATTTCTTGGAGTGTCTTCTGCGCCTGCGAGTTCCACCATACAATGCTCCTTGTAATTCTAATGCTCTCTCTAAAGGTTTCCACGGTGCTTTATTTGATTTGGTCGCAATTTTTGATTTTTTAATAAGATTTATAGATTTTGGTCTTCCAGGAGGGAATATTTTATTCATTTTTTCTCTTGCAAAATTTGCAGTTTCATGAGACTGTATAGTATCTATATTAACATTTTGCATATCATTCCATTGTTCTTCTTTTGTTCTTTTTTTTTCGATTTCTTCAAAATTTGGAAAATTTTCAGAATTTGAAGAACCATATGACCACGATGATTCTTTTGATTTTCCCTGTGCATCTTTGAATGCTCCAGAATTAGTAGAAAATTTTCTAAGCGCAGGATTTCCCAACTGTGTGGAAAATGCCATCGGAGCCATTTTAAATGCTGTTTGTGCGAGTGGTTGTGATTTTAGCGCACCTTGTGCAGCCTTTGTCATTAATTGTTTTCCAATCATCATTCCTGCTCTATTAAATGGGCCACCGCCTAATTTGCGTGTCTTTCGTACCATTTTTTTTCTATTTAGGGTTTTGTTTTTTCTAAATCCGCCATCTAGATTATTCATGGTTGAAGATGCTGCGTTTACTCTTTCATTTTCTGCGGTTAATCTTAGATTTTCTGTATTTAATTTAATTTCTGCATTTTCCATATTTGCAGACTCTATTAAAATATCTTTTATCTTTACTAACTCGAATTCTAAATTTTCTATAAGTTCTTTTCTTATTTCTAATAACTTATTAAAATAACTACTATATTCTTGATAGGTTATAGATTCTTCTGTTTGTTCATTTGTAGGTAATTCTTCAATTAATGAAACATTTGCAATATCTAAAAATTCTTTACTTATCTCATCTGTATCTTCACCACCAACACCAACATACTTAAACGGACCATTACCAGTTAAAGTTTCAAGTAATCTAATATATTCTTTCAGTCGCTCAAGATCATGTGGTAAATGTGTATATGCCGGACCTGGAGGCAATAGTATTTTTTCAATTTCATTTTTAAGTAATTTTAGTTTAGGAATACACTCTCTAAAATAATATATAAGACTACCTTGTAGATGTTCGGGTATTAATATATCAAATGCAGCCCGAATATCATCACCTTTAAGTTTATTTTTATTAATAAATGATAAGAATTGGTTTTTTAATATATTTAAATTACCCTCTAATTGTGCTAGATTAAATTCACTATTAAATAGAAACTTTCTTATCATATGTTCAAGTTCGTTAGCTTCTTTATCTAATAGCAAATCGACCTCCAATAATTCCCATAATTCTCTTATATGGTCGACGTGGTTTTTATTTGCATTGACCATGCCCAATTTAGTTCTTAAAAAACGAGTATTTTCTGCATATGCAGCAGTAATTCTGTTTACAGGGTTCCCGTTAATAAATTTTTTTGCTTTACCTTTAGATAATTTTAAAAAAATATTGCGAAGTGCTCTCGCCACTGGATTTAAAGCACTTCTTAGTATTCGTTCATTCGCAGGACTTTTATTTGCAGTTAGTTTAGCCTGGGCAGATTTAATTGCACTTATTTGGTCTTCCGTGATCTTATATCTATCTCTATATCTTATTTCATGTTCAAAAGCAATTACTCTATAGTTATTTGAAGGTCTTACACCCTTTGCTTGGGGTAATTTAGCAGCTGCATTGTTCCGTGCTTGACGTATTATATTATTAAAGGATCGAGCAGGAGCAGCAGCGGGCCTAGCATAAGCTGAAAAACTTTGTACTCGTGAACCTTGTAATACCCGTCTCGCTCCTGGTACTATACCAGGAATACTCTGAAATTGGCCTTGATATAGGCGTCCTTGAGCTTGAGCAGAAAGAGGTTTAGGTGCAACAGGAGCTGCAGCAAGAAGACCAGCAGGAGGACCAGCAAGAAGAACAGCAGGAGGACCAGCAGGAGCACCAGGAGCACCAGAAGCACCAGAAGCACCAGAAGCACCAGAAGCACCAGAAGCACCAGAAGCAGCAGTAGCAGCAGTAGCAGGGGCAGCAGGCGCAGGGTGTGGAAAGCCAAAGACACTTCGAAATACTGCTTGTCCTAATCCTGGTACTTTACTTAGTACTGATCCCGCTGCTACTGCTGCTTCTGCTGCAGCTGCTGCTGGTTGAAGAGCCATCTCTAATTAACTCTATGTATTTATTTTCCGCGTTTTAGAAATTTAACCCAATCCTTAACCCCGACCAGAAAGAATGCCTGTGGAAACATGGGACTCTGCATTAAAAAGTATGGCTCCTCCACCCGTGGTTCCTATTCAACAAGTTATTACTACCGACCACATGGCACAAATTTCTGGATATCGAAACATAAGTTTATCTCATCCGGCATATTCACTTCTTGGACTTGATACGAAGGCCCAGGCATGGCTCGACCACAAGTGGCGCTGGCAAGGGCAAAGTAGTGATGCAGGAAAGGGTGACTGCGAGATTACTCTCGGAAATGGAAAGCAGCTTGGTAAACAGAATGCATATTGCAAGGTGACTCATCTTCTGGACCCTGTTCGTTGGATGAAGGGTCGCTATGAATTTGCGGATGCTCCAGCAAGTTCAACTCGGACGAAGGGTTGGGCTCGAGCCCAAGAGAAACTGAAGGATCCTATGAACCAGGCATATGTAGAGGCACTGAGTTATTTTAGTCTTTCTCGTCTTCGTGAGCTCGATGCCTCGCCGCATTTTCCTTTTTATTACGGCTCAATGACGGCTATCGCGGATAAGTATGTATTCAATATCAGCGAAGAATACGATAGTTTTCGCAACACTCGTTGGTTCTGGAGAGGGCTTGATGCAAAGAGATTTGCAGTGCAGGCGGATTTTGAAACAGATTCGGATCGAGCGTATTGGACTCAGAAGCCGTCTTTTATTAATGAAGGCGGTGACTCAACAAATTCAGAAGAGGATTCAGATGCGGAGGCATCTGCTGATGAATCACTAAAGGCCGATTCCGTTCCTGGCGGAGAAGGAAGTATTCATACGGCCGATAATCTGAGTTTTCACAGTCAGTCCGAGAAATCTGAAGAGGACTCTGAAGAATCTGAGGATGATGACAATCCGCCTTTTTTCGCAGAGTTTACTGATTTTCCTGTTATGCTGATGTATCTTGAACGGTCTGAGGGTGTAATGGATACTCTTCTTGAGAATCACTCACTTGTAGGCGCGGAGCCTGGTGAGCCTGAGTGGGAAGCACGCTGGTCAGCCTGGCTATTTCAGGTGATTGCGGGACTCTGTGCAATGCAGCATACTCTTTCAATGACGCATAATGACCTTCACTCCAATAATATTGTCTGGTCGGCTACGAATAAGGAGTTTCTCTACTATTTGAAGCGCGATGGAACTACTTGGAAAGTGCCAACCTATGGAAAGATTTTTCAGATTATTGATTTTGGCCGTGCTGTATTTAAGTTAGGTGATAAGATCGTCTACAGCGATGATTTCCGTCCTGGAAATGATGCGGCGACACAGTATAATTTTGGTGATTTTGCTGTGAAGAAGGAGGCGATTGTAACACCGAATCCGTCCTTTGACCTCTGTAGACTTGCCGTGAGTTTGTTTGAGGCCATTTATCCTCATAAAATGGAGCCGAAGAAGGGCGGACGTGTGATGTCCTCTGAGGAGGGTATGGAGATGCGGGAAACAGATTCAGATCTGTTCAATACCATGTGGACCTGGATGGTGACCGATGCACGAGAAAATGTCTTGATTGATGCCGATGGAAATGAAAAGTATCCGAGTTTTGACTTATATAAGGTCATCGCCGAGGAATGCCATATGGCACGTCCGCGGGACCAGGTGGAGAAGAAACCCTTTAGTGGATTCAAGGTCAATCGAGTTCCGAAGGATGAGAAGGTGTATAGCCTCTTTTTTTGATTAGAAATCGTTTAACGATTATGGATCAAAAAAGTATATTAGTTTTTACGTTTATTTTTTCTTGTTTTACCACCTCCTTTTAAGTTCTCTTCTTCAGGTTTTTTATGTAAGTTTTCAATTGTTTTTAAACATTCAAATTCAGTAGTTCTGTAACTTTTGGCTAATTTTTTTACTTGTGATGTATAATCAATAAATTCTACTTGGGGCTGAAGTTCTTCATTACTCATAAACCTACTAAATAATTCTTGTTGTAAAAGGGAATCTATAATACTACGTGATTGAGTTGCTGGATAAACTTCTTCATCTCTATACATTGGGTATAATTTTTGCATTCGTTGAGTAATTCTTCTAAGTTGATTCTCTAGCAATTTACAATCTTCTATAACCATACGTGGATTAAATTCTGCAAGTGTTTCTGCTAATTCATAAATTTCATTGCATTTAGTTTGTCTTAAATTTAATTCACGCATTAATCTGGGTTTAAATCTATCTTGTTCTTCATCATTCATAAAATAATTTAATACTTCCTGAGTATTTATATCAGGATACAAATATAATCTTATTATTAATTCTCTTTTTCTGCGATTAAATTCAGGATAGGGGTCTGGTTCAGGACTTGGTATTAGACTTTCCTCAACTTTACTTCTAATTCTATCTGATATAAATTGATTAAAAATTACAAATCGTTCTTCTGTAAAAACAGTATTTTTACTAATCCAGTCAAAAATAAAGAAATGAATTTCATCTGGCTCTATTGAATAATTGTAGGAATTATATCTATTCCAATATGCTTTTATGATATTAATATTATCTAATTGTAATTTGCTAGTTATTAGATTTTTTAAAGTTATTGAAGTTTGTGGATCGAGTCTAATTAAATTATCAAGATCTTTTTTATATTTATCTAAGTTCTCTGCAGTTTTATTTCCCGAACGTATGCTATTTGATAATGTATATATATTTTTCTGTTGTTCTTTTGGTAATCTAGCAAAAATCTCACCACCCCAGATAATTTCCTTTGGTTTAGATGGTACATGCTGACCCCAAAAGATATTTTCGCCAGTAATTCTTAATTGGGGCATAGCTGGACGCCTTTCGCTAATTTCTGCTTGTAGTGTTTGCTCTTGAACTAATCTTTTTCTTTCTTCAATTTGTTCTTTTACTGCCTTTGGCATTTGTGTAAATTGTTGACTTTTTTTCATAGCTTCAAGTGCTTCACGGCGTTGCAATCTCGCTTCAGGTTCTCGAGCACGATATATCCCTTTGGCAAATTCCTCACTATTTCCAAGAAGAACTGTATCCGTTAATTTACTACTTAGTCCTAGTGCTCGGATTTGTGCTTCACTTTGTGACATATTTGCATAGGGTAATGGCATTCTTGCTAAATATCTTCCATGGTTTGTTTCACGGTCCCATTTCTGAAAATCTTCAAGAGCTGAAGGTTTTCGCGGTATTTTTGCAGTTTGATTGGGAACTCGTCGAGCTGCTTGTTCCTTAGCGCGCTCTGTTGATTGAGTCAGTGTTTGTTTGCCTGGCCCGACTCCACTACCAGACATTACTCTATAGATAGATAAGTATTTTTTGATCATGTGTCGTATAACGAAACTAAATCAAAGGTTTACTTACGATTCTTACGTGTGCGCTTTCCACCGGATTTACTGTTATTATTTGCATTGTTGTTATAGTAATTATTGTTGTTATTTTTGTTATTATTATTTCCCTCATTATTTGCATTATATCCGTTTGTCTCATTTGTAAGATAGTCTAAGTTGCTGAGAACCTTTTTTGTATTGAAGGCCTTAATCGCCTTCAGGTCAAGCTCATATTCCTTGCAGAGATGCTTCATGACACGAATGACTTTGTCATGAGTCTTCAGCAGGTCCTTCTTCTGGTGTTTGTAATCCGGGTCATTTACCAGTTCAAAGAGGGCATCCTTAAGATGCGCCATGCCAAAGAGAGTGCTCATTGCATAGTTATATTGAATATCCTCATCTTTGATACTGGCAATACGACCTACATGCTCAAGTTCACTGGTTGCCCACATCATAACACCATGTGCCGTAGCTTCATACTGATGGTCCATTTCTACTTAGACTAGATTTAATAGAATCTAACGACGGTTTGCACGGTTCTTACGGCTTGCCTTGCGATTCTTACGGCTTGCCTTGCGATTCTTACGCGTAGCCTTGCGGCCACGGCGGCGGCGACCACCATCCTTATTACTATTGTAAGGATGTGCTTCTTCTTCTGCTGCTGCTTCTGCTTGCGCATTCGCTATTTCCTTCTGCGCTGTCTCACTAGTGGCATTTCCCCAATTACGTACTTTTTCATTCTGCTCATTTTGACTCATGCTCGCAAAACTTTTAGTATTATTTGAGGATCCAGATGTTCCACGTTCCTTTTCGGCCGCCTCAATACTAGGACGATAACGATTCCATTTACGAGGATCAAGAGACCATCCAGGGCCACTAAAAAAACTCTTCACTTTATCTCCTAGCTCATCTTGATAATTTGCTCTATTTTGTAGAGTTTTAGCATTTGCTTGTGCAGCTGCTATTTCTGCTTTAGCTTCAGGACTAGTGGCATTTCCCCAACCTGCAACTTTGGCGTCTTCTTTTTCTTTCATTTTTTTTTGTGCGCGAAGAATAACTCCTTCGGCATAATTTCCAACAAGCCCAGTCGCTCCTTGGTAAGCTTTAGTAGCTACTTTAGGATTATTAGCATTTTTCTTCATATTTTCTTTTCTCATGAAGTTTTCATACGCATTCCTACCAGAAAATCCTGTATAACCAGCGCGTTCAGCCATCTCCTGGTTGCGAGAAAAATTATCGTTTGCTGCCATTATCTATAAAATTACCACATATTTAAAACCTCGGAACTCCAGTCTGAAGATCAAAGTCTGTCTCTGAGCCTACCATCATTGCAGATGCAGGTGAGCCACCACCTGACATCTTCGGCATCTCAGGCATCTTAAATCCTGATAAAAAGGTTCCCACCGATACAACTGAATCAGGAACCATCTGGTATAAGAAAGTGACCATAATGGCTCCAATGCAGAAATCGCGAATGGCACCCTTGACCTGAAACGGCTCATTCTGGTAATAAATCGTCTGCGCAGTTCCAAGTGCCGATAGAATTAAACCGCCAAGCAGAACTGTAAGAAAAAGGGGCGTGCTCGTGCCAAACATTTACTGCCCTCCCCTAGAAAACTTTTACGCTGTTATTTCCTCAAAATCAATCGCGCTCCCTGAACCATCTAAGTCTTCAAACTCATCTAGCGGTTCCGGAGGCGCATCGATAGTTTCAATCCTCTCCACTTCACCACCCTCAAACATCGAATGTGTAGCAATTTCATTTCCTTCCATATTATTGCTATCAAAGATAGTATCCATGTTTGTGAAACTCACAGTTTGCTCTGTATCAACTACAAGTGTCTGCTGCCCTTCAGACTCTTCGGGTACAACTCCAGCCTCTTTACTCACCGTTACCGTCGACTTCATAGAACTCTTAGGAGCCTGAACAGATTGTGTAGTGGCCTCGGGCACAGCCTCAGGAACTGTCTCAGGAACATCCTCAGACTTAATCACAGCCTCGGCCGGCTTTTCCTCAACCTTCACTTCAGCCTTCTTCGTCGCAACAACCTCCGTTTCGGCCTCCTCCTCTTCCTCTGCCTCCGCCTCTCCTTCGGCTTCATCATCATTAAGATACTCGCGAAGAATGGTCTTGACCGGCAGCAGACTACGGATTGACTGCTGGATACCCTCAATAATGAGTGTCTCGACCTGGCGCATATTCTTCTGACGATCCATTGAGCTGCCTTGCTCGGCAAATAGGAAGGCATTGTTCCATAGAAGACGACCCGTTTCCCTCAGCGTACGGTGAATGAAATGGTCAAGCTTCGGAATTGTAATCTGTAACTTCTTCTGCTTCGTAGTGATTCGAATGGCAGAAAGAACCTTTGTGTGCGCAATAAACACCGCCGTCAGTAGTTCCTCCAGATAATCACAATTTGAATCACGCTGAATCTTCTCCGTTTCCCTGAGAACTTTATCCTGATTCCAGTCCGGAATCTCCTGAAGGAGAGCCTGAAAGTTCCAGAGAAGCCGCTTTGTCTCGGGCTCCTTATCCTTTGCAACTTTCAGTAAGTCCAAAAAATAAATCTGAAAAGCCGGTGATAGAATCTGGCAGAGTTGACGTGTATACTCCGTCTTTGCTTCGGCATACACATTGATAGAATCTCCACCGACGTTCATATTCCTCTAAAGGGAATCGGTTTCCTATCGTACGCCATTAAACGCAGACTGAAGGGACAGCGGCCTTATTCTCAGCCACCAACCACGCTAAAAGTAGCCACGGGCTCATCCCATTTCCCCAGCGCCGATACGCCTCAAGTACAAGTTCTTGCGGAACAAATCCTTTAGTCTCCAATACTTTCTGTAGAAGTGTAATTGGGTCTTCACCCTTATTCCATGCCTCCAGAACACCTTCAAGGCTAGGTGGCTGGGCCTCTGCCTTTAGAGAATTCTTCCATGAACGCACCTCCTTATAAATACAACGTGAAAGGACAGGTGGCGAGATACGCCACGGCTCCGTTGATTCCAAAATACAGAGTACCTGAGGCATGGCTGTTTCAAGAATGCGGCGCAGAAATGCCTGTGCCTCCTGTGTAAGGTCTTCAACACCTTCAATCCAGAGGATTGATACTTCACGTGACCGCACTTGAATATGAAGACGGTCACGGCCATCACGTAGAGAACGGTCAACACGCGCATTCCAATGAAGAAGATTGACTCCACGTCGCTGTGCTTCAGTCCTAATATAAGTTGATTTACCTGAACCAGGTGGTCCTGCTACAAGCCAAGCGGGCTGTGGCATATACTTTAATAGAATCAGTTTATTAGGTTTAAATAGATATTAAAAACAATCTGTATGCGTATTGCCCTACAAATTTCAGGTGATTTTAGAGTGCTCCAACATTCATTTGAAAAATTAATTAGAAATACTTTTTTTGACCCAGAGAGTAAAGTTGATATTTTTATTCATACATGGAAGCGGGAAACAACATCTGCCGGCACATTTCTAGTTAAAGAAAGAGGTGATTGGAATAAATCAATGTTAGTATTTAGTCATACAGATGGAATCAATCTTTTCAAACCTGTATCTTATCTTGTAGAAGACTTTTCTACTTTGACTCATCTTCATAAGTATCCACGCTGTATGCCAATGTGGTATTCAATCTTTCAGGCAAACCGTATTCGTAAAGAATATGAAATAAAGATGAATATAAAGTATGATCTTGTGATACGGTATAGAACCGATTGTATTCTTGAAGAAAATATTTTTAATGACTCTAAAGAAATTATAAATTCAAAAAAAGACTTTCTATGTATCCCTAAATCAAGTCGCGTACTCTGTGAATTTGAGGAAACATTGTGTGATTGGTTTGCATTCGGCACGCCTTCAATGATGGATATTTACTGCTCTATCTATGAAAAATGGGTTGGTGCGCCAGTTGATATGTTTCCAATTCCTGAAGTAATGCTCTTTCAAAAGGTATATGGTATAACTCTAGAAAGACCTCTAATTGATTTTTATTTAATTGAAGGTGATGGATCTAGAAGAGGAATTCTTCTGTCCTCTATGACCTAGAATTGAGGTATTGCATGAGAAGCGCTTCATCGTGCTCCGCATTCTTCTGTAGACTCTGCTGTAAAGGATTGTTATTGACCGCGTCCACCATGACCTGCATATTACGCTCTGTACTCACATCGAGTTTGAGAGGGGCACGGTACTTCACCTGACCAATATCACCTGCTCCAGGTGGCAGGCCAACCACATTGTTCACAGCCAGAGCGCGGTCATCAATGATATCCACATCAAGTTTCTTTGAAGTCTGAACAACATTCGAATTGAATGTACCCAGGCCACCATTGCCCGCAAACGGCTTCGGCAACTTCGCAACAGCCTCCTTATTTGGATTGAGGCGCATATTGTATGCCTGCTGGTGGCTGGTGAATTTCTCCGTGGCCGCCTTGACACCGCCATAGTACTCAGACTTCGCTGAAATCTGAGCCTTCTGCGTGGGGCGAGCAATATCATCAGGGTCATAGACAGTGAGGCGCGTCGGCCCATCGGCAGGTGCTGCGATACCGCGGTAATCCCACTTCACAGTCGTCTCCTTGACCGTCGTGCGCGCAACATCGGTCGGGTCCCACACTGTAATGGCCGGCGCACCACCCGCATATCCCACAGGTGTACCCGTCTGGCGGATATTTCCACTGGTCTCCTCACGACGCGTGGGACGAGAGTCATCAGCATAGTGAACTGTGTTTGCCTGTGTATCCGCAGGTGTTACATTCAGACCCATGACACGGTCGACTGTATAGTAACGTTCGTTAGGACGCACTTCATAACCAGACTTACCATAGTCATTCTCCGCAGCATCCGTATCAGCACTTGTGTAGGTTGTCATATCCGCATTACGCATACCCGCTCCACCAAACTGTTGGTGCATCGGTGTACGATAGGAGCCAGTTACATAGTTCTCGCCGAACTCCTGACTTGCCGCGGGACCAATGAGTTCGGATGTCGTATCCGTACGCGTTGTGTAGGGCATCACTTGAACAGGACGCGCCGTCTCACGCTGCGATTCCTCAGAGAAGGCTCCAACAAAACGCTCACCCTCTTGGTCCACGAAGAATCCATCGGGGCGGTACTTGCGAACCTCGCCAGGATTCTCCATAGACTTGCCGATAAACTGCTGGCCGCGAACCACTGTGCCCTTGTAGGAGAGTTTCGGATTATCTGCTGTGCGGAGGTCATCTGTGCGGCGAATATTATTAATCATATGCTCATTCACCTCATACTGCTGGAATCCACCCTTGCCCGTGGAGCCAAACTTCTCTCCAATGCCTGCTCCGACCTTCACAGGCTCAAACGGGCGCTCACCATCACGACGACGCATTGCTGGGTCTTCCATACGACTCTGGAAAAAGTCTGTATTGTCCTCCATACCGAAGGGATTGCCAAAGGGTGACTTGTTACTGTCAAACATAGATTCAACTTCACGCTTCGCAATTTGCGTACTGCCGGTTCCATTGTATGAATCAAGAATGCTGACATTTGTATCAATATTCATATTCTGCTTCACACGGCCTCCATAGAAAGGCTGCATGTTGTTATGAACAAAGTCCTTTGATGACATAACCTGTCCACTGAGTGGACTAACGACGGTATCACCAGCCATATAGTTCGGATTCTCTTCAATTCCAGGGGCATTCATCGCTACAGAGGGTTTCGCAGCATCAATTGACTGCGGTATAGGGGTAAACATGCGGGAACCCCCATCCTGATTCGGTTCCATCGCAGGCGTCGCGGCAAGATTCGCAAACTGCGGCGAACTGCGTGCGTAGTCTGTAGGGAGTAGACCTGATGCGGTTGCCGGATCAGGTTGCGAAGGATATGTCTTGCCGTAACTTGTTTCATACATCATATCAAGTTGCGAAGGGGATGTTCTGGGTGATCCACCCGAAGGAGTCTGGGTAAGGGCACTCGTAGGAGGTGACGGATAGGCATAGGACTGAAATCCCTCTTGCTTCTTTTTAGGAGGGGATGTGCTTTTTGTAACGAGGTACCCTAGACCTGCTAGGGCCAAAATGGTTGCGACCTCCATGGCTTCTAACTCTAGACAACTTTAATGCGTTTTATTTCGCTCCTTGTCGAGGTCACGGCTCGGTATGTAGAAATCAAACGGCGTCTCAAAGGTCGCCTGAGGTTGATGAGGCATATCAATCCAGCGATTCCATCCCGTGGCCCGGAGAGTACAGGGAGGATTTATGAGTTTATTGAAAGTCATCGGAAATGACATGTCAGGCGCAGATTTGTAATATGTATTGTTGAAATCATTTGTATCAGGGTTGTATTGCTTATCGTCACAACGGACACGCGTACCCAGACGATTGATATTCTTCAGGTCAGACTCTACATCTGTGCGCCATTTGCCTTGGGGGAAACTATCGCCTGCGAATTGAATGCGTGTTGTCGCATCTACAGGAAAGGTCACATCACACTGATGATTCGGCTTACCTAAGTAATATCTCAGTGCGTAACTTGTAATTCTCTGGTCATCTGCCTGACGAAAATCGTCGTTTCGGAGGTGTGTTAGAGCCTGTTGTTTGGGGGCTAGCATCTACTACTATTCAAATGTAGGGATTTTGAAAATCACTACAATTGACAAAGCCACTGGGCTTTTCTTAAAAACCGCCAGATATGGTACCTTCATGCGCATTATTATTTGATAATACTCAGACCGAAGTCATCATTGTATTGCTCCTATGCATTTTTAATAACGCTCGGGTGTTCCACATGCATCTGTCTTCAAAGGCTTAGGACCGAAGGTGACAGGGTATGCCCACATCTGAATGGCAGGTATATGCTTAAGCGTTGTGTCGACGCTCTGTTTTGTTTTTACGTTATCACGCTGTATCTTTGTTTGTCCCTCCTTCGGAGGTTGATATTGACGTGAGGGGCAAAAAGTGTTCGGAATATTAATCCTCCGTAGGTCTGATTCCAGGTCCACTTGATTCCCTACTATAAGACTCGCTTCATTTCCTCCAACAATGCCAAGCATATTGCGCCCAGGTTTCGCACTCACATAGTAAAAGGGTGACTGGTCATATGCCTGCGGATTTTCCTTTTTTTCCCAAGAAGGAGGCTTTTCAAAGGGGCCTTCGAGCGGATATCCGGCCATTCTTTTCCTGCTTAACAATTTACATCACGGATGTAATTGCGGCTGGGAACACCGCCACGGATCCAACCATTGGCAGCCACCTCGGGAACTAGGTTCCTCGGGTTCTGGATATTCTTCTGTAGTGTCGGGATAAGCGGCGTATACTGTCCCTCAAACTCCTGCTCCGTGACTGTGCCACACTCTTTGCCCTGGCGAACCATCTCGCTGTGCTGAAGATTAGTCTCCACATCCGGATTTCCACGACCCGTGCCCATAAAAGGCACCGTCAAGAACGGACGCGCCTGCGGACGGATATTGCAGCGGTTATTCTTAAACTCGGGCTGATTACGGAGCACGGAATCAACATCGATTGACTTATTATTGTAACCGTATCCCTCCTTCGGGTAGATCTGGAGTTGGTCAACGGACAGGGGATTTACAACACGAGCGTCGGGGACAAGGTTGCGAGTATAGTATGCACCAACACCCACAGACTGCTTATAGTAAGACTCTATTCCACAAAGGTCGTCACGAGTGTGTGTAAGCCGGTTGATCTGCATTCTGACTGAGACAAGGGAAAAAATAGGATGTGAAAGTAGAATGAGAGAGAAGCAGGCCAGCCGTTTCTGCCGTTGTGTGAAGGCCGTGCGGAAAACAGTGAGGCTGCGACCGGGTGCCAAAGGCAAGGCTGCTCGCGAGGCAGCGGCAATTGCAATCTGTACCAAGTCAGTACTACAGACTCGGGGCAGAACATTGAAGCGATTTAGTTGTAAGAAAGGTCCGAAACTTGTTACACAGAAGCCCCTTTAGCTTCGCATCAACGGTCGGCATTGAGCCATGTAACAGGGCTTCCGTCTGTGCCAGGTAAGCAGGCTTCGCGACCACCTTCCTTACATGTCTTTCCAGGAATGCGGTAGAGCCAATCAGCAAATGACCCCTGGTCATTGGGCACAGTCGTCGACGGCATAGCTACAAATTGACGCTGGCTCTGTGTCTTTCCGAAGACATCCGTAGGGTCACTTGTAAACTGAACACGGAATACATCATCAAGCATTCCAGATACACTCGGATCTGTTATATCCTGCGCGGCCGGCTTTGTAGGATTGTACTTGATTTCATTAACTAAGACATTCATGAATGGATTTGGTGCTGTAGGACGAGTATATTCCATTGCATCCGGAGATGCTGCCTGTATAGGCGCAACATCCGCAAAGTTCTCAAGTTGACTTGATCCAGGATCGCCTTGTGCTTGAATTGTCTGTAGAGTTCGGAATGCGGGAATTAAATAGAGTGTGGTGAAAATCAAGCCGATCGGTATGGCCATACCATACTGTAGAAAGATGGCTACAATTGTCGTCGCAAGAAAAGCAAAAAGATAGATAAAGATGATTTGATTCGTAACTTCACTATAGCACGGCGCGCGTCCTTGAGCACATTGAAATGACTTCCCCCATGCATTTCGGAGAAAATTCAAAGGGTCTTCCCAGGCATATGGATCACACAGTGTGACTTTCATGTCCCTCTCTAGTGCTTACTAGGTTTTACTTCTGTGCCTTTCTCTTTTCAAGCTTCGCACGGAGGCGAGCACGGGCCGCAGCAAGTCGGGCATTTCCTTCACGGCCAGCCTCACGAGCCGTATCCATATCGGCAAAACCGAAGGCGTTACGGAAACCCTCCATCATTTCAGTAAACTGCGGATTATCAGTACATTCCTTCATAATCTCCTCCGCCTCCGCAGCCAGATCCTGAGGGCGTAGTTCACCGCGCTGAATCTTCTCTTGCATGCGATGCGCAATCTTCTTAATCGCACCCTGGAGGATATCAGGCCTTGATGTATAGGCTTCCATGAGCACCTCAAAGGCGCGCATGGGATTCGTTTCACAGGCGCGGATATCAGCCTCTGACATGCCAAAATCCTCGGGGGAAAACTCACGGACGAGTTCCTCGGCGAACTTGGCAATCTTGCCCTTTAGGAAACGCTCGGGAAGATTCGGCATGCCTCCTAGGCCAGCAGCAGCTGCTGTTGCGCCTGCGGCACCTCCACCCATGCCAGCAGCGCCCAGAAACTCAGTAAACTTCTCGGCAAGTTTCTTGAAATCCGTTCCCGCCAACTTCTCTTTCATATTCTCCATGAATCCCTTCAGAAACTCTGTCTGGTCTGCTCCGCTTAGGTCATGCATACCCTCATAGAGAGCACACATAGAGAGAAGTGTCAGGTATTCCTGGATTGAGCTCTTTGTCTTGTCGGATAACTCTGTCCAGATAGCCTTTGTGATTTTTACACCAGGCAGAACAAAGTTCGGACAGTTCTCAGCCTTGCGCTGCGGAGATGCGTTCACTTCTGCCTTGAACCGCTTCACCTTCATTTCAGGCGCCAGCGCCTTTGCCGCCGTAATCTCTGCGCTGAGTTCTGGGCAGGCACCAAGGAGGTCTGTACAAAACTCATCATACTTCTTAACAAACACGGATTGCATCTATTTGAGAAAGATGTAGAATCCTTTACGCTGTTGCCTTACGCAGCGGCCTTTGCCTTTTCACAGAGGACACAGAGGACCTTCAGATACTTCCAAATTGCAGTCCGATTTGTATCATCCAGAGTCGACCAGTGCTTATCAAAGATTGCCAGTGCCGATGAGATTTCATTGTACTGCGTTTCAATCTTCTTCTTTGCGAAGGCAATTACACCCTCTTCATCATCCTTTTCAACCATTTCATGAGCACCCAGGTATACATGCTCATAAAACATATCAAGGATTAGCCTCGGATTTGACCGCTTCGCCATATCAATGTATTCGCTCGCCTTCTGAAGGTCCCGCTCCTCAGGAAAGGCATAGGCGAGGTCGCGAAAAAACTCGGTCAGTTTGTCATTAAAAAAGCCGAGGCGTGACTTGGGTTGGGACATTCTCCTTAGTTAAAATCTATAGGAATATCTTTAGATATTTACACACGCCCAGGACCCTTCGGCATTCCATTATCACGGTGGCGCATGAATTCCTCCATCTGCGAATCAAAAGCCTGCTCACGTTTTGTCTTCTTCTCTGCGCCAGCACCACCGGGATACATGTCGGGTCCCTTTGAGCCAGGCGCAGCCTGTCCACTCAAAAATGCAAAAGTTCCAGGGAGTGAGGCACCTCCGTTCCCATTTGTTGATGTATCCGAACCAATAAAACTGTAAACGGAGTCTCCAGAAGCGAGGCCTGACCCGAGTTCAAGCATATTCCACGCCTCAGGTTCAGTTGCCGCAGCAGGATCGGCAGGTCGCTGGGCCGGTGGTGCGGCAGAAGCGGTTTCACGCATCTTACGTTCATATATCCAATTCATGACATCCGCATCTGTGCGCGGCTCCTTCTCTCCACGAATAACCAGCGTAGGTGTCTTCTCGAGCCACTTCGGAAGTTGCGGTCTCTGGGGACCGGGGTCAACACAAATATAACGAAATTCCCTCTTCCAAGGCGTTTTCGCCAACTCCTCAATAAAAGCCTTTGACCAGGGACACTTGTTGCTGTAGAAGCAGATGTGAGGAGGGGACGCAGACTCCATTATCTTCTCTTCAGAACTGATTCACGGGAGTCAACCGCAACGCCATGAAATGGCTGGGCCTAGGCCAATGCCCTAGGCCTAAAATTGAAAGCTTCATCCAAGTAGAAAGCAAAGTAGCAAATGACGACTCCATACTTTACCAAGTTCAACAAAGTAGTACAGGGGGACGGAACTCAGCTTCTCACCTTCACCCTACAGAACACCAATGTCGCCTATGCAAATACTCTTCGTAGGCTAGTTCTAAGTGGCGTTGAAAGTGTTGCGTTCCGTAGTGATATGAATGATATGGGAACTTCAACGGATGTGAGTATTATCAAGAATAGCACCTCTATGACAAATGAAATGCTTGCTGACCGCATTGGCCTGTTGCCTATCCGCTGGAACAGTGTAAAGCACGGTGCGCCGGCAGATTATGTATTCAAGTTGAATGTAAAGAATACGACGGACCGTCTTCTTGATGTCACTTCAAGTGATATTACAGCTGTCCGCCTTGTTGGTAAGGATGGAAAGGAGGAGGAGGTTCCCAAGGATAGCATGGACTTCTTTGATGCGGGAATTCTCCTCAGCGTACTGAAGCCGTATCGTGCGAATCACGAGCCGCAGGAGATTGAGTTCACCGCGAAGGCATCTATTGGTATTGGAAAGGAGCATGCGCGGTTTATCCCTGTCTCATGGTGCGCCTATCGTTACACACGCGACCCCAGTGAACAGCGTCAGAAGGAACTGATGCTCAAGTGGGCAAAGTCAATGAATAAGATTACTGGGGAAGAGGCGGCCAAGCCTACTGATATTTCAGAGGAGAAACTTGCCTTACTGCGCAAAGAGTATGTGACTATGGAGATTGACCGATGCTATCTCACAGATCCGAAGACGGGTGAAGCCAATAGTTTCGACTTTACGGTGGAGACGATTGGTACGGTCGATGCGCGACAGATTATTGAGGAGGCAGTTAAGAAGGCCCGTGAACTCTGTGAGCGTTACACAAGTTTCACACGCGAGATGCCCCGTAACCTCAAGCCACCCGTCGCTTCCTCGAATCGTCTTGAGGGCTGGGACTTCACATTCACAGTACCTGAGCGATATGTTGATAGCACGACAAGCAAGGACGAGGTTCACCGCAATCACATTCTCGACCTACTAAGTTCCGATCACACGCTTGGCAATCTCTTTCAGACATATGTGGACGAGAATCTCTTTGGACAAAACAACGTAACCTATATCGGTTACAATGTCCCTCATCCTCTACGACACGAGATGGTTCTTCGTATTGGTATTCACGAAGGTGACCAGGCAAATGCGCGTAAGACAATTGAGCAGGCCGCTCAGGGCTGTGTAAAGATGTTTACTGATTGGCTCGCGGATTGGCAGTCGGCAGCAGGTGTGCAGGTAGCTGTTAAGCCTGTGGCTGCTGCTCCCGTACCCAAGTCAAAGAAGGGTGCCCTCAAGGCGTAGGAAATCCTTCGAGCGTAAGTAGATGGCGGGCTTTAGCGCAGTGTATGGCGCCCTTATACTTTTTTTAGTTGTACTCGCAAGTCTCTATTTTATCAAGGACCTCAAAAAGCGTATATCAAAAGCTGGCATCTGGACGCATGGTGAAGAGGATCCTGAACTCTCTGATGAGGCCTACGCAAAGTCTGCTGCAGATGTACCTCCGAAGCGTCCTGGAGAAAAGCGTATTGTATGGGTCATGCACTCCTATGTTCCGAATGTACTCGCGGGTTCTGAAATCACAGCAGAGGATCAGATTGCCTTTTTGAAGAAAAAGGGCTGGACAATTTATGTACTTGTAAATCGTTGGGTTGTACCTGAGCATAAGGGGGTACAGATTTTTCCAATTAAGAAGGATAAACTCAACGAGGCACCCGATGGCATTCGCCGACTTTTCCAGTCAGCTGATATAATCGCAGCCCAGAACTATCCGATTAATGACCTATTTTCAGCAGTTGATGAATATAAGAAACCAGTTGTGGTCTTCCTTCATACGCAAAATGACAATCGTGGAACACTCTCCTTTCGTATGGGCTCACCGACCTATGTCGTCTACAATGTAAATTTCATCAAACTGGAGAGCACAAATGCTCATCCGAGTATTGTTGTACACCCTAAGGTTGACACAGAGAAGTTCAAAGTGGATAAACAGGACCCCAAATATGTTACGCTAGTCAATTGTAATGAGAATAAGGGCGGCCTTCTTCTACCTCAAATTGCGAAAGCACTTCCTGAAATCCAGTTTCTTGGTATTAAAGGGGGCTATGCAAAACAGAATGTAAAAGATGAAGATAAACCGGCGAACCTCACCTATATGGATACCCAGACCGACATGGTAAGTATTTACAAAAAGACGAAAGTTCTCATCATGCCAAGCAAGTCAGAGACATGGGGGCGCACTGCTGTGGAGGCCATGGCGAGTGGAACACCCGTTGTTGTGAGTCGGTCTCCCGGTCTTCTGGAATGCGTAGGAAAAGCGGAGAATAGTTGCGACCGCAGCGATCTGTCGTGCTGGATTGAGAAAATTGAGAAACTGATGACAGATGACAAGGCATATCAAGAGGCATCTGTATTATCAAAGGAGAGAATCATGGAACTTGACTCTGAAGATGAGTATGAGCGGCTAGATGGCTTCCTACTCGATGTTGCAAAACGCCACGCTGAGTAAAAAATTTGAATCAACCGAAGGTAGAAAGGAACTTTACCATGCCTATGGCCGCTAAAATGCGTTCCCTTATTGCGACCGATTACCGCGATGTGCGAGCATTATTTCAGAGTATATTTGATAGAGAGGAATACCCTCAGTTTCAGGTTGCTTGGAGGCGACGTGACACTGAGAGAAGCCTCGGCCTGTTTATTGAGGATGTGCTTATTGGATTTACACTTGTAAAGGATACAAAACTATATTATATTGGTATTGATCCTGACTGTCAATCAGGAGGATATGGAAGTCAACTTCTTCAGGAAGTGATTTCACTTTCTAAGGCAAAGAGAACTAGTCTCTGTCTTGTACCCGTCAATAACACTAAAGTTATTCACTGGTACATGAGGCATGGTTTTAAAATTTCTACAGTTGCGCCTTCAAAGGAGAAGGGTGTACCATTGATTACAATGAATATGAATCCTTACGACCTTCGTAGTAGAAAGGGATGAAGGAAGAACCTTGTTTTATTTGTTGTCACGAAGTTCCCCTTACTGAGTTCAAATACTGTACATGTAAAATGAATGTCTGTGGACAATGTCTTATAACATGGAATGAACATACAGATCCCAGATTGCTCTGTCCTGTGTGTAGAACCTGTTACGGAATCAAGCAACAGATTTTTTTTTCAGAACTAACCCATCGCATTATATACTATAATCAATTAAATGCTATTAAACGATTTATTGTTTTTATTATTGTAATAGGTATGCTGATTTTACTTGGGGGGCTATATACTATTTTTAAATGAATCTAAAGATTTCTATAGCCTCACTATATATGTTTCCTGTCCCTTCAACGGTTGGATATACAGTTTTTATTAAGACAGGATGCAGTTTCTGCGAGCTTGTGAAGAAACTTCTTGAAGAGGAGAAGTTTACGGGCGTGAATTGCGATGAGTATTTGACCCACCAAAAGGAAGCATTTCTTACGCATATCGAGAGTCTCGCAGGAAAGTCGCATAGGACGTTTCCCATGGTTTTTCATGAAGGGCGTTTCCTGGGCGGATTCACTGAAACTAAGAATTACTATGAGGCTCTATTTTCCAATTAGTATCATTAAAAATACGAGTTGAATCGTTTGATGTTGCAATCCATGTGCTCCCCTTATGAACAGTATGTATATAAGAGAGTCCATCGACAATATTAAAGGAGTAGCCAGCACTGACAAACTTATGAACCATATAAATAGCATCTGCGGCGAGAATATCCTTATCGAGTACATCGGTAGGTAGATGGGCCAATACAGACCGATTTACAACCCAATTTCCATCATTAAGCAGATAATTCCAGCCTTGTAGATCAAATACCGAATTCCAATTTGACCGGTCAAGTACATGTCCCGAAAAGAGATCTAGAGGCGTGGTCACTTGGCCCCCATTTTCATTCACAAAGATTCCACGACCGCACGCGTAGAAGTGCATCGGATTGAATCCCTTGCTCCAGACTTCTTCAAGTTTCTGGAAATATTCTGGAGGAAAATAATTATCGCTGTCAAAAACACCGACCCATTCAGTGGGTGCAAGTTCAATACACTTTCGCTTATTATGATAAATTCCGAGGCGGACCGGATTTTGATTGAAAATCAACTTTGGATGCGAGGCCCATTCAGATGCGAGAATGGCCGAAATATCCTCACCTGTTTCATCACTTATCAAAACATGACGAACCTGCGGAGCATTCAGATACGTTGGTAAAAAAGTCTTCAAAAAGGGCTCCCAGCGTCTCATTGTGGGAATTGCGACTGTTAGTGGCAGAGACATCTGTCTGAGTATAGTGAGGCGATTTAGACCGTAATACGGCGCCGAGTTCCAGCGCATCCATCAAAGATGAATCGTATGCCGAATATACAAAGACCAATTGAACAGAATCCAAAATATAGAGTCAATGCGATATTAGTGACGAGCTGGAAGATTAGATTTAGCATTTTAGTAGTAAATAAACTGTGAATCAAGCCAACTTCAAATTTTTGTAACAGGTTTATCGCGGATAAAAAATTTGAAATTGGGTTGGACTCACTTGGCATGTATCTATAATGATGGACTCGCCACTTCTTGACTACTGTTGTAAGAATCCGCGCGCGTTCACATATTTCGCAATTGGAAGTGCACCATATCATCCAGTAGAAGAACTTAGTCTCGCTTCAGATCAAATTGTTCCGGTCTTTCTACGGGACATTGAGTCTCCCGCGCGTGCTATCCATTTTGACCCATTATTCAAACTCTCGTGGCTAAGGGACTATTTCAAGGATGCTGAGTTTAGCGAGTTTGCCGATGGCTGGCGTTTTGTGCGCGGCGACCTTGAAGTGATTGTATTTCCGAAGTCCTTTGAGCATTTTGGTCGATATTCTGAAATTCGGGATGACTGGATTGTGGAGGACCTGATTTCACAGAGTCTCAGGGAAAAGACGCTCTTTGTTCTTCAGGAATATACTGGTCGTGAGATTGCTTCTTGGTTTCAGAAACTCTATGAGGCGGCAAAATATAAGGGACTCTTCAAGTCGAAGATTCTCTTTGACATGACCTACGGAGATGACACAGGCTGTATGACGGATTTGACAAAATACCGTCCTTATTATACGGGTCGAGGAGACTTTATCAATTTGACCTTGATGACGAGTGATGAAATACAGAAAGTGATTGGCACAAGTGAAGGAATTGATGCGCATATTTTGAATTACTATCGGTCAAAGTGTATTGAACTCATTGAGTTTCACTTTGTGAATTACCGCAGACGTGTTAAAGGTGAACCTGTTTTGAATACGTGTGCCTGGTACAGTGAAACTGCTCTTCCTGAAGAGATTATGAAGGTGCTTCATAGTAAATTTGGTGAACTTGCGCCCATTCTTCAGCGTCTCGGTTTCTTGACACCTTACAAGAAGTCTGAGCTCGAAGGTCTCCTAACAAAGTACTATCTGATTGATATGTACGAATGGACGACCACTTTTAAGAGGATGCTGGGTTAAAAAAATCGATGCTTATACTATTATAAAATGATGATGGCCCTTGTTGTTTTTTCTGCCCTGCGACTTACTCAGCCTATGTGCCCGTTAGTGCCGAACTTTAACGAGTGGTCCGTCATGTATAATAAGTCATATGCGCCTACTGAGCGCGACTACCGTGAGACAATTTACACTGCAAATCTGAAGACACTGGCCTCATCAAATACGTCCTTAATTATCGATGTAGATGAGTTCACTGACCGCACAGCAGCTGAGCGAGTATCGAAGAATGTTACAATGGTTTCCAAGAGGCGCTCACTTCGCGGAAGCGTATAATGCTCATCTTCATCATCGTCACCGTGTCCTCCGCCACCACCCCCACCCGTATAAAATTCTGTATTTTTGAGGGGTGCTGTAAGTTCCGTACAACGCATGAGGTTATGTCCCTGGGCACCACAAAATGAACAGATGGGTCCAAACATTTCTAGTTTAAATATCCTACAAGAACAACAATCAAATTTGATGAGACGCATAGATTCAGATAAAAGTATGGAAACCGTCCATTTATCTGAAGAGCCAATAAATGATTATGAAGAAATTACAGTTCAACTACGACCTACACCTGCCAAAGAGGTTGTTTCTAGAGCTATAGTGTATGAGTCGCGACGTTGTCAAATTGCAGGAATTGTATTCTGTGTTGCTGCGAGTATGGCTATCTTTATTGCAATTATAGTTGAACTCGTAAATGCGTTTAATAATAACCCATATCTCTAATGTCCGAGTTCACGAATAAAAATAGGCGCTTTATCGGCAAGACATTTAATTGGACAATCATGCGAATCACGGATATACCAGAGTTTCTCCGCAGACCAATAGTTATCACAGTCCTGTCCGCAGATGAGTACGATATCAGATAAGTCATAGTACTCTTTTGCATTTTCTGAACCCGTTAGAAAAGGATACTGTAAATCAGATTGTTCAGAAGTACAGTGAACAATTACATCATAGTACTTCTCTTTGATTCTCTCCTTAATAAGTGACTCAGTGGGAGCCCTGCGCCATGCGGCCGGCAAAAAACGCGTGTAATTAAATCCTTTGCCATAGAGTTTCTTTGTAGCTTCTAGCGGGTAATTATCATAACGCTGCTCAAAATCAGGCCATATATCGAGCTCACCCCCCGTGATGCGTGAAAATCCATGCGCAAGCATATCCACCATATAATTTCCGCATTTATCCGCATTTGATAAATATAGAATACGTTTTGCGTCCGCATGTCCAGATTTACGAAGAACGTAGCGCGCAGCGCATTCCGTGGTGAGATTATTTCGTGTATACCGAAGAAGACTATCTAGGTCTTCGTAGACTGTGGATGAACTACACTTCAGAATTTCATCAAAGGTCAGGCTATAGTATTTTGTATTGAGTTCCGTAACCAGCGCCTTTGGAAAATTAGTCATTGTCTGGCGTGGAAGTGCCTGGAGATTTGTGAACTCTGTAATAGTGCCCTGGCTGAGAATCTCATAATGCCGCATACAGTCCCATCCACATTTTAAGGAAGTATGTCCAAAAAAAGCCTTTCGGTAGTTCTCCATGTAGGGAACTACATCATCAAATTGATACTTATGTTCTGCCGTGTGCGTTGTTTTGAATGGTACATACGGGACAACGACCTCAGCTGGTATTGAGAAGGAGAGAGGAAAGAGCATTTACTACTTCGCAGTATGAATCCTTAAGATGCTTTTGCCATCGTGTAAAATTGAACTGAACAAATAGGAAATGTCCTGTTCAACCATGGAGGGCATAAATCCTGTAATTGGAGGCGTACTCAAAGAAACGGGTGAACGCCTTGAACTTCTACGGAATGCGCATCAATTTCGCGTGACAGCCATTTATGATTGGAGTAAACCATTAAAAGAGGAACTCTTTGATATGGCGCGTATCTTCTGTATTGAGAATAAAATCGGATTTAGTGTTCGTGCATTTGACAATAGCCTTGAGGAGGACCGTGAAGAAGTGATACGTCTTCCCGCATTTCATGTTTACTACGATTTTGAATATGAAAGAACTGTATATCTTGAAGATAGTATTAGGAACTCTGTGCTTGAAATCATTGCGAAATACAAAGCCAAAAAATGGAGCTTTTCATGGCCAAACGTTCGCATGTTTTCTGTAAAACGGCGTATTGTTCCAGTTTTGAGTAGCCACGGTAGCGTCTAAATACAGGAGCTTACTATACATAGATGTCTAGAAATCTAGTCTATTTTTCTGTTTTTTATAATACAGATTATATACTTCTTCTACAAGAGGTCTTTCGTTCAATTGACCGTTGTGGAGGTGTAGATGAAAATACAGACCTGCTTATTTTAACGCATCCGACATTTCGGGAAGAAATTGAAAAAGCCGCTGCAGAATCAAATCTGGTTGTTCGGTTTTTCTTCATTGAATTTAACACTCTTTTTCATTCTGCCATGGCACGGCTCTTTCTCTACGAATGGGCTCTTATAGGAGACTATGATAAAGTTCTCTATCTTGATACTGATATCCTGATAAACGGAGTATTAGGTCATATGTTTAAATTGCCTATTGAATCTGGAAAACTCTATGCGCTTGAAGAGGGAACCATTGGCAATCCCTTTTGGGGTGGCGACCTTTTTGATTTTTCTGTTTGGGACCTTACAATGCCTGGATTTACGAGTGGAGTGCTTTTATTTAGAAATACGCTGGAGATAAAAAATTTATTTGTTTCTGTGATTGAACATATTCATACTGACTGTATTATTAATAAAAAGCGTGTACCTGATTGTTTAGAGCAACCGTATCTTATTTATCATGCGTATACGCAAAATAAGTACAATACTCAGTTGCTGAAAACCTCTGTTGTCAATAATGCCGGTGCCCCAGAAAATAAAATTATCTACCATTTTCCAGGAGGACCTGGAGGATTTGTAAATAAATATACAAAAATGCTGGAGTTTATTAAAAAACTTATCTAGTTTTTCTTGCGTTGTGTGGGGCGCACGCCTAAGCGGCGAAGATTTCTGCGCCGATTCAGTTCTTTTTGCCTTGATGGTGAAATGATAAATGGCTGTGGCGCGGGGGACGCGATAGGTATATACGCATTTGCTTGAGTTTTAATTGCTTCTAGGCGTTCTTTGAGTTCAGGATTGTTTGAAATAGATACTATATCCTCATCTGATATCTTCGCCCCCTTACCAATCATGAAATCAATAAGCGCGGGGTCTCCAGATAGAGCAATAATACTTAAGGGTCTCAAATACGGTTCATTATACTCTCCTTGAATAAACTCTGGAGAGGCTTTAACATCCTTATTAATTAAATGCGGGTTGAGAGTATAAAAAGTCTTTACAAATTCCGCGTATTTAGGAGAAGTTAAAAGAATAAGTAGATAGGTATCGGTAAGTTTAGCACCTTTTTTAAGAATTTCTGTAAACCAGAGCAAATTCTCATCTCCAATTACACGTTCAAGAAGAGTGGAACCTTCTACATTTTTTGTATTTGGATTTCGCCCTTTTTCAGTAATTGCCCTATACCACGGGGTATATCCTCTTCGCGCATCCCTTCGTAGAGCATTTGCGGGTACATTCGGGTGAATCATAGAATTGTATTTTTCACTTGCCGCAATTGCTTTCTCTTTGTGTGGATTGAGAATCTGGCACGGATTGCTAACACCACTACATGGCAGTCCTTCTGTAATTTTAAAAAAAGCATTCGCATCCAAGAGTTTATTATATGCGTCAAGTGATGGCTGTCTACCTGTTCGTAGATTCTCTTCACCAATGTAGGTTGTGGCGAGTTCAGCGAATTTGTTTAACAAAATCTCTTCCGTCAGTTTAAAACAGCCACGAGTTTTCAGACCCTCGACAAAGAGAGAGGTGAAATGATTCTTTTTCGCGGCGCAGCAATCTGCTCGCATATCTCCCTGGATGCGCGGGAGGTCACAAGACAACTTTGGATAATCGCCCTTGTAATCCTGTTCGCACACATAGATATCGCCATTGTATAAATGGACGAGGTTTGAGAATCCGAAATAGTAGATATTTTTAAAAACACCACCTTTGCGCGGCTGGGTATTTCCTGCGGTAAATCTGTATTTTCCCGATTTTGGCGGCGGGCCGAAATTGTTTCTCATCAAAACTCCCTCGCTTCTGCAGGCGATAAAAAGAATAATACGCGGACGAGACGCTGGCGCAGCGACCTCCGTTTCCCAATGATTCGGAATACATTTGCTCGATTCTGAAATAATGAGTTTGAAATCAAATGGAAGTTGATCTGAAAGTCTATTTAGGAGACCCATTAAGCGTTCTCGTGCGGGTGTGGGAGCCATAATTTCTTTGAGAGTATCATCGTCATATTCATAGATGAAATTTTTATTTATGTCGCGTATCTGAGCACCGGACGCACCTTCTAAACACGCTGGTGTAAAGGGCGAATAGTATTTGGAATGCTCTAGATTTACGACAATATCTGCTGAGCCACCGCGCTGTTTATTTTTATTTCTATTTTTTCGAGTTCGCCACCTCATCTAGTAAAGCGGCGCGATTTATTTGGTAATTTTATTTCTCCCGACTTATAGTCATACAAAATGTTAGACACCGAGAATTATCACGAACTTGTTTGCCGCCTTCGCGAGTTTTTTATTGCGCGGGGATTCAAGGAGGTTCCGACACAGTCGCGTCTCTCCATTTTGGCGGCCTGTGAGAATCCTCATTCGGTGGCAACTTTTATGTACAATGGACTTGTCTGGCCTCTTCCACAGACGGGTCAGATGTGGCTGGAGTACGAACTTCTTAAGAATCCCGATTGGCCGGGCGTATTCTGTGTGAGCACATCCTATCGTGATGAAAAGACGCCAATACCCGGTCGTCATGAAAAGATTTTCCCGATGTTCGAGTTTGAGAGCAAAGGTGGCATGAAGGATCTGGAGAGGCTAGAGGCTGACCTCTTGGCTCATCTCGGTTTTCCTGCGCCGGCTGTAGTCGATTACAATACGGTTTGTGCCGAGTATGGTGGGGTAGATATCTTAGAGGATGAGCATGAGGGCCGTATGTGGCGCGAGAAGGGTGCCTGTGTCAGCTTGCAGAATTTTCCTCTGCGGACGAGTCCGTTCTGGAATATGAAGCCTGACAGCGGCGACCTTTTCAACAAGATTGATGTCATTATGTACGGGCAGGAGACAATTGGTTCGGCTGAGCGGTCCTGTGACCCTGATGGAATGCGCAAGATGTTCTATTCCATCACGGAGGGTGGCTATGCGGCGAAACTCTTTGAACTGTTTGGAAAGGAGCGTGTGGAGGCGGAACTTGAGGAGTTCCTGAAGTTCGACTTTTTCCCGCGTTTTGGCGCTGGAATTGGCCTGACTCGGCTGGCTCGGGCGTGGACTCTGTTGAAGTCTAAGGACAATCAGTAGGCGGTGCTCTGGAGTGTTTATGATGCCTAAGTTCAGGCTCTTCTTCGGACTCTTCGGACTCTTCAGGCTGGTCGGCCTCAGGAGTCTCTTCAACGGGTGTTTCAGGCTCGGCCGGCTTCACCTTTGCCGTTTTCTTTGCGGCGTCCGTTTCATCAATATCAACGGACATATCAAGGTCTTTACCACAACAACGACATCGTATTTTTTTATGATTTATTGCTGTGTAAATAAGGCCACCCATGGATGCTAAAAATCCGAAGACACCCAGAATGCCTCCTGTTTCAGAATTCATTTTCTACATGGAGAAAATAGTTTTATTTACGAAGAAACAGGATGATTGCACACAAAATGATTATAGAACATAAGAAGGTAAATCGTATAGCACGCGAAGGACTGATACAGAGAACACGGGATTCATCAGGTGCAACTGCGGGTAGAGTTGGTTGATGCTGATAGAGTCTATTTTCTATGATAATATATTCTTGCGGCGGCTGTGGCGTTGTCACGATAGGTTGTTCATTTGCATAGATTCTGTGACAGATGGGACATTCAGAACGACCCTTGTGCATTGAATACTGTATATAACAGGCTGTATGGGTAGTAATTCTGCATGTACATGTTGGTTGAGGATAGTATTGTCGAAACATGATTTCAACGAGCGTGTTGTCAGATGTTGCTTCTTCAAGACAAAAAAGACATTGCTGCCCTTCGGGCGACTCGGTCATTACTTAGTTATAGGTTCGATTTGTTTGGGCTGGAATGGCAAAATTTCAAAAAAAATATATAACTTCCGGCTTCAACTTAAATTTACCGAAAATCGGTAAAAAATTTGATTTATATTTTCTAATCAATGAATATAAAAAGAAATGCCTACCTATACTTGTGAAAAGTGTGCACGTGTATTCAAGCAGAAGAGTGGATTCACTGATCATGTAAATAAGAAGACAGATTGTTCTCAAAATACCGTTCTGAATACTGTAATTGAAACTAAGGTTGCAGAGAAGGTAAAGGAGGCAGTTCGTGAGCTGAACCCTCTAGCCGAGATTGTTCTGCCTCAGGATAAAGCACAGCAGGAGGCAGTACTCCAGAAGTTCTTTGAAGATCTTCACAATCTCCTATGGAATCGTGCCGGTCTCAACCCTGAGCGTGCACTCGAGCATATGACCTTCTTCTTCGCCTATCGCCTTATTGAGGCACAGGCGGATGCCTTGACACTTCCGCAAGAGTGCCGCTGGTCGTACATTGCTGGGCTGAAGAATGAGAATGATCTCTTTGAGGCAATCAAGAAGGGCGTCTCTTCCTTTAGGGCGAAGCCAAAGACTAAGCCTTTCTTCAAGCCGCACGAGATTCAGAAGGCTGATATTGTCTTTGAGATCGTTCGTCAGATTAACCGCATTCCTCTCAAGGCGCTTCAGGAGTCAGATACGCTCGGCAATATCTTTGAATACATGCTGGGTCGCGGTATGAGCACGATGTCAGATGAGGGTCAGTACTTCACGAACCGTACTATCTGCCGCCTTGCATTCAAGCTGGCCTATGACATCAAGAAGACTCTGCGCCGTGCGGATGGGTCTCTCTGTACCTTCGCCGACTGGTTCTGTGGCACTGGTGGCTTTCCTGCGGAGTATGTAAAAGGAGTGAAGGCTAATTTGACAGGCGTTGATTGGAAGAAAGAGTGTGGTGCCGTGTACTGCCAGGATATGAACCTAAGCAGTGTCACAACCACGCTTCTGAATATGCTCATTCTGACGGGCATTCCATTCAGCGGCGATAAGATCCGTGGCTCGAACTCCTTCTCAGATGCCATTACAACGGGTGCTGGTGCTCCCTTCCCTGGTCTGACTGTGGACTACTGCTTTATGAATCCACCTTATGGTGGCGACAAGAGCAAGGGTAAGGAGTATAAGTTCGCCTATGCAAAGAAGGTCAAAGCAGAGGATGGGACAACTAGCAAGAAGTTCTACGTGAACCCCGAAATTCAGAGCATTGGCATTGAGGACGACGATAAGGTCTCAGCTGGCATTCAGTTGGCCATGGCTACGCTTTCAACCGATGGTGGTGTCTGCTCTATCGTGCTTCCCCAGGGCTTCTTCTTCGGTGCTTCTAAGAAGTGTGTTGAACTGCGCAAGAAGATTGCGGAGGAGTATAAGATTTGGTATGTAGTGGATATTGCATCTGGTTCTTT